ATTCATTATCAAAAATTACTTTTATATTAGATGAAGCTCCACCACTAGGGGTGACTGTTGCTGTGACTCCAAAATCATCTGTTGAAAGTAATAATAATCTATCGTCTGCTGTTTCTACTGCCATGATAATTCTTTTATATCCTTTATATTTTTAGTTGCAATCTCTTGTAACGATCCTTCGCAACCATCCTCATATTCTCCGTCAAGACTACACCAAGCAGAGAATAAGATCACTTTTTCTTTTGTTTTACTGTAAAGCCAACCCACAGAGACAGCAGTTGGCATCGGTTTTTTTAAACGAGTTTTTGCTTCTATCCATGAAGCATCGGAATAGCCAGAGTCAATCCAAGTAATTATCACTAGAGGAAGGTTCAATTTCTTCATCTTTGACCTCTAATTTTTTCTTGGGTTTGGAAGTCTTTAAGCCGATAGATTTATTTTGTGACTCTGATGGTAATGCTTTTCCAATCTTAATTAATTGATTAGCATTATTATCAGCAGTTTCCACAACATCATCAGCCTTATAAGATTTTCCGTCTAAGCTAATATTTTCTAATAATTTTATTTTCATGTTTTAAGTGCCAGCACCCAAAAAGGATGCTGGCTTATTTAGTTATTAATTAAGCAGTCTCGTCAATGTCTAAGATTGCTGAGAAAGACTCTGGATGTCTTACTGCGATATCAACACCTTGGAAGAATACTAATCTTACTGTACCAGCACTTGAACCTGTGTAAGGATCAACAAGTACATCAAGACCTGAGTAGAAACCTACTAATAGGTCTGCCCAGTTACCAAAGATCATCGCATGAGCTGTTCCTGATAATGTTCCTTTGTCTAAGTCTTTAGGTAAGACAGATGACTGGAATACAGAATAACCATTAAGTGCATCAGCTTGATCCATGATCATCATAGAGTCAGTTGAAGCAACCTTTGGTGTTTTTCTCATTTGATAAACAACTTCAGGTGTTACATGGTAAGCAAGATTGCCTTTTAATGCGTTGTCTTGTGCTACTTCTTTGATTAGATCAATAGTTGCATCATAAGTAATTGCACCACCATTAGTACCAATAGCAACGTCACCGATGCCACTTGTTCCAATAATACCTGTAGGTTCGTTTGAACCACCACCTTCATAAGACACTTCGTCAATCTTTAATGCGATTTGTGAAGTCATGTCATTTCTGATGATCTGTTCAATAGATGGATCAGCATTGTTCATTAACTGTCTGCTGACATCTACGAAACCACCAAGATCACGCTGAGTCATTGTTACTTGTGAAAATGCTTGGTTAGTTTCACCAACTGCTGAATTTTCTGCAACAAAGCCAACTGTACCTTTAGTTGTTAGTTTTGGTATTTTGACATCGCCTTTTAGACCTCTAAATACTGTTGCACCAGATGCTAATACTTTCGCACCATCTCTTAATGCGTCAATAAATAGATCGCCTCTGTGTACGTCTGGAGTTACATGACCACCAGCAGATGCAGTTCCCTGTGTTAAATCTCTTTTAAAGATTTCTGTTGGAACATAAATACCTCTTGATGATTTGCCAACTTTTCTTGCGATCTCATCAGAACATTCTCTTTCCAATCTTGCATCATCCCAACGACCTGTAAGTTGTGCATTGATCATTTTGAATAAAGAATATTCTTTCTGTTCTTTTTTAGACATACCGATTTCATCATTAGCAGATGATAAAGGCTTGTCTTTGATTTGTGTTAATAAAACCCCTTTGAATTCTTCAACTGAAGTTCCGTTTTTGATGTGTTCGTTAGCTAAGTCTTTACAGTTATGCTCAGAGCCATAAGCTAAAATTTCATCAACTCTTTTTCTTTCAGCTTTTAGAACGTCATTAGGATTTACTGTCTTTTCTTCGGACATGGTTTTTATCCCTTCTATTCTATTGTTGTTAGTTAAAGAAGCAGATCGACCTACACCGACTGACGTATCAGCAGGAATAGAAACAATGCTTGCTTCCAGTGGCTTGAAGCCAACTTTAAAAGTACGCTTTGATGATCCCTCATCGTCACTTGCTTTTTCAAGTGCCTTCATATCAAAGACTTCATAACCAACAGAAATATTTCTGCGTATTCCGTCTTTCACATCATTAAAAACTTCTTCAGCCAGTGGTGATTTTCCAAATCTTACTGTTGCTCTTCCTACCTTGTCAGAGTCGATTGAAGCGTTTTCAACAATTCCTATTTGCTTCGTTGCATCATGGTCTAATAACAATGGTGCATTTCCTGAAGCCATAAATTCTAAATTAGCTCTATCATGATCTAAGATTTCAATTCCAAAATCTCTTTCATAAGGCTGTTCAGAGGAGAAGGCTATTCTCACAGTTCTCTTCTCTTCATCAATCATTTGACTTTCTTCAGACTTTAAAGAAAAATGTCTATAAGTCAGAGGCTTGACAGAGGCTTTATCTTGTTTTTCTTCCTCTTCCATTTCCTTCTCTTCCTCATCGGTCATTTCTTTTTCTTCTTCTTCATGACCAGCTTTTTCTTCTTCTTCGTGCATATCTTTTTCTTCTTCATCATAAGATTTGTCATCTTCTTCTTTGCTACGCATCATTTCTTCTTCATCATGATCTTTCGCAAATTTAATTGTCACCGACTCATCATCCTCAGAAACAGCGATGACATGGCGTTTGTTGATTTCATCTGTCATTTGTTTTTCCTCATCTTTCTTTGGTTTCATTGGATGATCCTCTGGCAATAAATCGGTATCGTGTTTACCACCCTGAAATCTTCCTGTCCGTAATGCAAAAAGGAAGGAATTGACTCTAGCATATCCCCACTGTTCAGGTGAACCGACACTTGGTCGAACACTCTCAGGATTAGTCTTATAAGCACCTATTCCCCTTTCCATTACCTTAATCAATTCAGCTAAAGTCGTTCTGGCGTTCCATTTTACTTTGCTATCCTTGACTTCTTCATTGTGATCTTTGACCTTTTTTTCTAAGGCTGTTCTCACAGTTTCAGAAACTTGTTTTATATCTATATTCTTCTTCCCTTCTTGCTTCTTTGTCAATTCTAAAATGACATCTTTCATTTTTTGTTCACCTAAAGTTCCAATAACCCCCCATTTAATTTGTGCTACCACTCCAGCAACATTTGACATATTTGGTTGAAGAGTAGGATCATCTTTAAATTGTTTTCCATCTCTAAAGTGTCGAGAAGCCCAAGCCTCTCTCTCTTTAATCCATTTCAATGTACCTTCGGACTCACTTCCGTCTCTGGCTTTAGTCCAATATTCATAGGCTTCATTACCTCTAATGTTTCCCCCAGCTCTCCAAATCTTAGGAGTATTTTCTTTCATGGCTTTCGCAAAGGAATAATCAAATTGAGGAAAGTTAGAATTTCTTAGAGAAATTTTTTTATCATCACCAGCTTCAGGAAAATTAGTCGCCATCGCTATCCTCTGGTGTTTGTATTTTATCGTTATCTTTTAATGCCATACCAAAAGGTTCAAACATATAATCTAAACCAAATCTTTCTGCTAATTTTTTATCAGCCTGAATTTGTTCAAATAAAGTTTCTGCATCTTTTCCGTAATTGCTTGCAATATCTGTAACGGAAACAATTCCATTTTTTAATCCTTGGATGTTAGCTTGAATTTCTTTTAATGGATCAATCCAAGGAAATCCTTTTGGCTGAAAATTAGGTTTGTTAAATTTTTCATACTTTCCCATTGGTAAATTCATTTCGTTTGATGTCATCGCCATCTTTAACCAATCAGAAAAAACAGGTTTACAGAAATGATCAATAATAAATTTCTGCATTGTTTTAAAATATTCTCTTTGTTCTAATTCGCCTTGCCTAATAGAGGAGTAGTTCACTTGAGTTAAATCATTGGCAAGGCTGTGATAAGAAATATTTAATCCTGATGCAATCTGTCTTAAAATAGATTTGACAAATGTATCAAATGCACTGGTGGGATGTTCAGGGGAAAATGTTTTAATATCATAACCAGCAGGAAGTTGTTGGAATGTTCCAGCTTCTACTTTTTGAATTTGTGTAAATTTATCTTCATCAACATCTGTTCCAACATATTCCTCTCCAGAGGGAGAAACAATAAAACCCATTTGTGAAGCATGAACTCTTGATGCGACCAACTCAGCTTCTAAATATCCATGTAACATTTTAAAATTTTTAATGGTTGGTGACATTGGTGGAACACCTCTCGTTTGATTAGGTCTTTCCATAAAATAAATATGTAAAATATTATCAGCAGGAACTCTAATCGTTTGTTTGGACTTCGGTGTACCAATAAAATAATCGTAAGGATTATATTCAAATAAATGATAAGCCACAGGTCTATCCGTATCTTTTTCTAATTCCACGCCCATTCTAATAGTGTTTCCATTAGGAAGGACTTCATTCTTTTCTTCGTCTAATAGGTCAATGTCTAAAAATTTTAGTGCAAATAAATAACGATTAGATTTGTCTTTCACCATTTGGATTAAGACCTCACCATCAACAAATAAACTTTGAACAACCATTTTTAAAGCATCATGAAATGAGAATTTTTTATCAGTGGTACAATTACCGACTTTGCTCCATTCTTTCCAACGACTTTCAATAATGCTATTCGCAACAAAGTCTAATTCATTATTGGCATCTTTAGATCGGTTCTGTAAAACCATTCCCTGATTACCAACAATATTTGTCACCATTAAATTCACAAATCGTTTTGCATATTCGTTATTGCGATATAATTCTCTAGTGCGATCTCTTAATTGTCTTAAACTAAATCTGATTTCATCATCGGCTGATCTTGTTTGTTGAACAAAGTCTGCTAAGAAACGAGAAGTCTTAGCTCCTTCATAACTTCTTTTTTGTTTTTTCTTTGAACCGAATTTAAAAAAATCTTTTATTGCCATTAATCAAACCTTACCTTTACTAAGTTGCCTACTCCATAACGACCACCCTTTTGTCGTTTCTTCTTTTCTTCATATTGATATTCTGATTTATAATAATTTCTTAATTGTGTTATTTCTTCAAAACTAAATTTGGTTAAACTTCTTCCACCAATACTATAAGAACTCACATCTCCATTTGATGCTTTCGTTTCTAAAAATGCCTCGATGTAATCCAACATCTTTCTGGCATGACTTCTTTGATCATTGTTAGAAGTGTCATAATTATCAACAACATGAAAATGACCTGATCCAATACTGAGTCTTTCACTGTCAGAATTTCTGGTGATATAGATTTGATAGTCGTATTCTCCAACAGTGTAATTCTCTGAAGTTGCTGATGGGATAGAAATCAAATAATCATCCCCTGATGCTGTTGCTGTTACTTCAATTTCTTCATGGTTCGGTGTTAATTTTCTGGCTGAATATTTTAAAGTATAGAGAGAATTAGAATAATCTGTGCCAAGATCAGTTCTTTTCCATTGATTTAAATCTCCCTTTTTTATTTCTAAAGGTTCTTTTTCTAGTATGTTTGCAGTATCAAATAAATTCGCCATTTATGTATCCCATGAGTTCACAAAATTATTTTGTATCATAACCTTCTTTTGAGTCACCTTATTTTCTTCTTGACTATCTATTCTATGTTTAACCTTATTTAGGTCAGCGTTCAAGCCAATAAATGAGGCGTAGCCATAAACTAAACAATCCAGAGCTTCGTTTCTTGTTCTAGTCTTAACATACTCTCTGGTTGGTATT